TTGGGCCATGTCTCTTATAAAGAAATATGGAGGGAGCGCAGCTGGTGCGCTCCCTGTTGCCAGTTCACAGAAATCCCGAACTGAGACGTGTCGCAGGGGATACAAGTACCGTCTTGTATCTAGGCTTGCGACACACCCGATAGGTGGGAATCGGTTTCCGTCATCAGCCACACGTGCTGTTGAAGTTGAACACCAGGTAGGTGGGTCAACAGTTGGGGGCTCTAAAGCCCCAACGGATGTCAGTAACCGTCTCGAACCACAGGTTCTTGAAAAGCTGGCAATTGGTAGTTTGGTTTTTGGGGGTCTCAACCGAGATCCGAGCCAAGCTGCTGAAAATGTGATCGATTGTATCCGCGGCCTTAAAAGGACGGATATTCAATCACTGCGCTTGACCCCGGAAGGGTTGAGTGTGGTACGAGCATTAATAAAATCCATAATTTTGGTCTTTATAACTTTCTCATCACCTGCATTTTTACGCAAGTTTGAAGAAAAGAATTCTGATCAATATTGGAACTTCGTCGAGCACTTCGGTCATCTTTATGTCAAGTTATCACTTGTACACATTGATTCCTATTCTCAGGCACAAACCTATCTCGCTTACATCAATGACACACTACTGTGCAAGATGTTTGGAGAGAAAAGGCTGCCGAAGAAACCGAATTTCGCATTCCCACCGAAATTTTATTGTGGTTGGAGTAAGTGTTTCATTCGCCGTCAGTTAGCAAAAAATGATTGTAATGCCCTCTCTTTTTTCTATTCCCTTCAAAAAGGAACGAAGCAGAGTTGGCCAGTCATTAATGAGCGCAAACGCTATGAAGCACTAAAGAAGCACGCTGCCGCTGCTATTGGTCCGGACATCATCCTAAAAGATGATTTCGTTCAGATCCTTAAAAGCAAAGCTAGAGGCCTATTTGATAGTCTAACAAGATCATCATTTACTTCTTTTTCTCCTAACGACCATTCGAGCAAAGAGGTTACCTCCCGTAAAGGGGGTAACTTGTCGAGTCTGGTACGTTGTCCACAGCTACACCGTAAGTGGCGTAGTACATCATTTCTAGATTCCCGTAAGCCCACAAAGGGCCGACTTTGGAAATCTTCATCAGTCGTACAGTGCAATGATCCGGATGCAGGCCAGCTTGGCTTGCTTCGGGAAATTACAGTCACATGTGACCAATGGAGGAAAGACGCATTCAAACGCATTCTCGAAGACTCAGAGTCCCGTTGGGACCTTGGGGCTGAGATGATTGCATTGGATGAGCCTAACAAAGCACGAATCATTGGAGTGCTTAGCTCCTTCCTTTCCCTGCCGTTACTCCCAATTAAGGGGGCTTGGATTGGACTCTGGAAGAAGTTGCCACAGAGCACAATGAGGCATGATGATCTAACAGATCGTGTGCAACAACTGTGTTTTGGAGCATTTTATCAACAACACTTCCCTCTACCACTGGATAGTGAATTTTCCATCTCTGATAGATTTGTGAGCGCAGATTACTCTAGCGCCACCGACCTTGTCTCCCGTCAGTGTTCCACATTGGTTGCAAACTGCTACCGTGGCTTTCCTGGTTGGAGATATGTCGTTAAATCCTTTGAAGACGATGGTTATTGTTCCTATTCCAAGAACAAATTCCCCTCAACATATGAACCTTTACCTAAAGTTCCTTATGTTAGGGGTCAACAGATGGGCCATGGCCTTTCATTTTTCATCCTCTGCCTTACGAACCTTTGCTGCCTAATCACCGCCACCGAGCGATGGAGGAAAGCTTCGGACGTGATCATTCGAAATCTTTTAAGAGACAAGAAAGTATCACGTTCAGTCGCTATCTCTCTCTCTGAATTTCATGAGAGTTTATGCAAGCAGGTTGTACAGACGGCAATGATCAATGGTGATGACCTTCTATTCTGTTGTCCACATTCCAACCTTTGGACCGCCGATCTCGCCAGTATATTTGAGGAGGTTGCACTCGAAGTAGGTTTCGAATTTTCAGTCGGAAAGAATTACATCAGTCACAATTGTGCTATGATGAATTCTCAGGCTTTTAAATTGAAAACTGAAAAGGGGCTTCTTCCTAAATTTCAGAAATGCGGGTATTTGAATCAAAGAGTTACCCT